GTCAAGGACCGGCGCCGGAAATACTGGAAGGCCATTGTCGGCAACGTCGTGCTGGATGTGGACGATGGGCCAGCGCACGGCGGGTTTACGTTCAAGGCGATCACGGGCAAGCGCGACCGCAACCGCGGCGTCTGGTATGGCTTGGTGCGTGGTATGCAAGACCCGCAGCGCTGGGCCAACAAGTTCTTCGCGCAGACGATGCACACGATCAACGCCAACGCGAAGGGCGGTCTGCTGGCGGAGCAGGACGCGTTCCAGAACCCGCAGCAGGCGGCGGATACCTGGGCGCAACCGGATGCAATCACATTCACCAACCCCGGCGCGCTACAAAACGGTAAGATACAACCCAAGCCGCCGATCACGTATCCGAATGGGCTTGATAAGCTGATGGAATATGCGATCAGCGCCATTCCTGCGTCGGCAGGAATCAACCCGGAAATAATGGGGCAGGCGGTTTCGCAGCAGCCAGGTGTGGCGCTGGCGGAGATGGGCCGCAAGCAGCAGGCTATGGCAATCCTGGCCGGCCTGTTCAACGCCAAGCGCCGCTACGTTAAGGAACAAGGGCGCCTCTTGCTGTGGATGATCCAGGAATTCATTAGTGACGGACGATTGATCAAGGTAGTTGGGCAGGATGGCGCAAAATATGTGCCGCTCGCGAAGGAACCTGGCGTTGCCGAGTATGACGTGGTTGTGGACGATACTCCTACCAGCCCGAACACAAAGGAACGCGTCTGGGCAATGACGGTGCAACTGCTACCGATTTTGCAGAATATGGGCCTGCCGCCTGACATGATGATGGAGTTCTTCAAATATTCGCCGTTCCCTGAGCAACTTATCGAGAAATTCGGGGCATACATCAAGCAGATGCAGCAAAAAGGTCCGCCGCCTCCGTCGCCCACGGAACAGGCGGGGATTCAACTCGCCGGAGCGCAGGCACAGAAGGCTTTGGCCGATGCAGCGAAGATCAAGGCGGAGATTGCCACCACTCCGGCGCGCTTGCAGATGGAGGCGCAGTCTCAAAGCATGGAAGCGCAATCCAAGGCAGCGGATATTGAGAGCAAGCGGGCCAACGCGATTGCTGCGCTTGCGAAGGTGGGGCTGGATGCGCGCAGCCTGACGCTAGAGGAAGCCAACGCGGCGTTGGATAGCCTCTTGCGTGGGCATCAACAGGCGCATGACATGACTAGGGACCACGCGGCGCACTCGCTGGCGCAGGATCAGGCCGCACAAGCTCAAACGGAGGCACCCACATGAGCGAGACAACAACCACAGAGGCGCCGGCCAGTCCCGCGCCAACCGAGATTACGCCCGAGTTCGAGAATGAATATTTCGAGACGCGCGGGGGGGAGATCGAGAGGCCCAAGCCGCGCGTCGAACCGAAGCCAGAACCCGCAGCGAAGGCGTCGGTAGCCGAGCCGGAGCTAGAAGTAACGCCGGAACCGAAAGCCGAGCCGCATGTGCCCCCGGCTAGGTTGCGCGAGGAAGCCGATAAGCGCCGCGCGGCGGAAACAGCTCTTGTTGCAGCGCAGCAAGAGCATGCGCGCCAGATGGCGCTCGTCAATGAGCGGCTGGCGCAGCTAATTCAGCCCCAGAAGACGCAGGAACAGACGCCACCCACGTTGGAGGCTGATCCAGCGGGATTTGTGGCCTATACGGCGGCGCAGGTTCAGCAGTTGCAGCAAGCCGAGCAGCGCCGTCAGCAGGAAGTCCAGCAGGTCCAATACATCAACCACCTGGAAGCCCGTGCCCGCGCCGATGCCCAGCAATTCATGGCGCAAACGCCGGACTACCAGGATGCAGAAAACCACCTTGAGGCCGCCCGTGGCCAGCAATTGAAACTGCTCGGAGTACCCGAACCGCAAATCCCCGCTATGATCCGGATGGAGGCGCTGCACATCGCCGAGCGCGCGCTGGCGGAAAACCGTCCAGTTGCCGAGACCATCTACAATCTGGCCAAATCCATGGGGTGGGCACCAAAACCCGCCCAACCTACGGAACAAGAGACAGAAGTTGACACGGCTGCCCAAAAACTGGAAACTATCCAGCGCGGGCAACGGCTTTCGGCTGGTGTGCCGCGCGGTTCTGCCCCGCCAACCGGGCAAATTAGCGCGCAACAGCTAATGAGCATGTCACCCGACGAATTCGAGGCTTTCAAGAAGCGTGCTCCGGCGCGGTTCAAGGCTTTGATGGGCGGAGGCTAGTCGCCAGGGACACGCCCTGGATACGTTTCCCGGCGCGATAGCCGGCTTCGTCCGCGCTCCACGAAAGGGGCGTTCCGTGAGCCACAACGACACCGTGGCAACCGAACGCGATCAACCCTTTCAAGGAGTTTGCCGGCATGGCAACGACAGGATACGGCGTAAATGACGCCCTTGCAGTAAAGCTCTGGTCCAAGCGATTGAGCGTGGAAGCGCTCAAGCAGACCTGGGCTTACAAGTTCATCGGGGAGGATAGCGGCTCCCTGATCCAACTGAAAAACGAAACCCAGAAATCGGCGGGTGACAAGATCACCTTTGGCCTGCGCATGCAGTTGACCAGCAACGGCGTGCAGGGCGATGGCACATTGATGGGGAACGAAGAGGCGCTCGTCACCTATTCGGACGCCATCTACATCGATCAGCTGCGAAACGCGGTGCGGTCTGCCGGCCGGATGTCCGACCAGCGGGTTCCGTTCTCCGTGCGGGAGGAAGCGCTTTCCGGCCTGAAAGATTGGTGGGCGGATCGCATCGACTACAGCTTCTTCAACCAGGCATGCGGCTACACCCCCCAAACCGATACGCGCTGGACCGGGAATCAGGCCACCATCGCGCCGGATTCCAATCACTATCTGACGCAGCATGGGTCTGGCCATGATCAGGACATTACGTCTTCCGACACGTTCAATATCCAAATCCTGGATAAGGCGGTTGAAAAGGCGCGGACCCTGACACCGGCCATTCGCCCGCTTCGGATCAAGGACAGCGATTACTACGTCGCCTTCCTGCATCCCTATCAGGTGACGAGCTTGCGCACGAACACCAACACGGGCCAGTGGCTGGATATCCAGAAGGCGGCCATGACGGGTGGCCTGGTGGAGGAAAACCCCATCTTCGACGGCGCTCTTGGCGTCTATAACGGGGTGATCCTGCACTCGGATGCGCGCGTTACCCAGGGCGCTTCCTCGGCGGCGCCCACCACGGCAGTCACGACCGTTCGCCGCGCGGTGTTCGCGGGCGCGCAGGCTTGCATGCTCGCCTATGGCCAGGAAACGGCATCCGCCGAAACCTATGATTGGGTTGAGGAGATGTTCGATTACGGAAATCAGCTTGGCGTCTCTGCCGGGTGCATCTATGGGCTGAAGAAGACGGTTTACAACTCGTCTGACTTTTCAACCATCGTGATGAGCACCTACGCCGTGGCTGCGAGCTAAGAGGGAGCAAGGGACATGGCAAACACCAACGCAACGAACGTCAAGACGGGTGCCGTCGAGGTTGTGAAATCCTATCCGGAAGGCGTGCAGGTCGAAATCTATTCGGCGGCAGTCACGACTGCCTTTGCGGCTACGGATACCATCACCGGGCCGAAAATCCCGGCTGGCGCGTATCTGTGGGATTTAATCCTGGATGTCACGGATATCGACAGCGGTTCTACTTCTGTTCTGGACGTGGGGATTTCGGGCACTGCCCAGAAGTTCATCGCCGCCAGCACGGTTGGACGAGCCGGCGGCATTGCTCGCATGTCGGCGGCCGGGACGCTTGGCTACAGCCCAACCAGCGACACCGCCGTTATCGTAACCTGCAACGCCACGGCGAATACGGCGGTTGCGGGCACGGTCACAATCGGTATCGCCTATACCGTGAGTCCGTGACATGAGCATGATGAAAATCACCCCGAAGAACCGGACGAAGACGATCAGCAACGCATCGAAAGGTGCGGGGCAGGTCACGGCCGGCAACCCTGGCAAGTTCGCCACGCGCGTCAAAACCGTTGGAATGGATTACTCCATGTCTAAGCCAGCGGCGTCACCTGGCGGACGATCCAAGAGTGGTGGCGGCTACTGATGAGCGATTTCCGCGCGGCACTTTGGGAAGCTGAAATGCGCGCGGAGGCGCGCCGGCAGGACATGGAACAGGAAGTCTCCTCCCTTGCTGTTCCAGTTCTGCCGGCGATAGTAGCCGATCCCATGGCAACCTGCCCGAAATGTGGCGGGATGTTCAAGGAACGTGGCCTGAAACGGCATGCGTGGAGTTGTGAACGTGGCACAGAGCCTTGATCTAGGCGACCCGGACGACTGGGACCGCAAGATGGCGATGCTGCGTCGCATGAACCGTCTCTATGCCGGCCTTGGAAGCGGTGGCGGCGCGCCAGCAGTGACCATTGATCCACTGCGGACCGAGGACGGCGCGATTATCTTCACTGAGGATGGGCAGGACATATTCCCTGGATGAGCACATTCGGCGACATGCAGACGCGCATTGCCAATGAGCTAAAGCGCACAGATTTGACCAGTGAGATTAAGCTGGCGATCAATGACGCGATCAACGATTACGATGGTAATCGTTTTTGGTTCAATGAGGAACGGGATGCCACGGCGTTTACCACGGTTCTTGGCCAGGAATTCTACACGGTTGCAGATGCCCCAGTTATTGCCAGCATGCGGCATATCGATACGGCGACGGTGTTTGTGTCCAATTCGCGATGGGTGATGCACTTCCGCACCCCGCAATACATGGAATGGCAGAGCGTCAACCCATCGTGGAACGCGATCCCGGAGGATTGGAGCTATTACAACGAGACGATTCGGCTATATCCCATCCCGAACGGGGCTTATCCGGTTTACCTCTCCGGCACC